GGCCCGCTTCACGCGCGAGGTCGCGAATCTCTTTGCTGCGGTCGTGCGCGAAGTCGGCGCTGTAGGATGCGTACACCACTGGCCACGTCGAGTGGCGCGACAGCATCTGCACGATGCCGTGCTGGATGAGCGTTGTCTTCCCGAACTGCGCCGGGACGCTCACGCACGCACGCACCGTCTCGCCACGCATCGCGCGCTCGAAGAGAGCGGCCACCGGCGCGAGGTGATGCGGCGGCTCCCATCGCGGCGACAGCGCGGCGACGTAATCCACGAGTTGCAGCCTGCGTCGCGGGTCTTCGCGTGACGGCGACTTCTCGGCGCGCAGCCGCTCAAGCTCCTGAGTCGCCAGCGCGCGCAGCCGCGTCGACACCTGCGCCTGCCGCCGACCGCGTATCAGCTCGCGCACCGTCATCAGTGCGCCTCGACGTCGGCCTCGTCGTCGTCGGCCCTGTCATCGCCAGCAAGCCGCGCGAGCAGCACCGCGTACCATTCGGAGGGCAAGCACTCGCGAGCAGCGGTGAGCACGTCGCTCGCCGCGGCCTCTTGCGCGCGGATGACCAGCTGCTGCGAGGGCGCGTACGTCTCGGGCATCGTGCGCTCAAGCAACCATGCGCGAGCCTTCCAGTCGGCCTCTTCGCCCGCTTGCGTGGGCTTGGCTTGCAGCCGAATCTGGTCAAGCATCGACTGCTCAAATGCCGAGCGCGCGCGTGCGACAGCGCCGAAGAAATCCGCGTATGGCTCGCGTCCTGCGTCAGCCTGCGAGCGCCACTTCTCGATGCATCGCGGCGACACGCCCTCGGCTTCAAGCGCTGCCGGTAGACGCAGCCCGTTCTCGACTCGCGCGCATACCCGCTGCGTGAACGCTGGCGTGATGTGCGACGGCCTGCCGAGCGGCGCGCTCAGCTGCCGAGGCTCCTCGCCCTTCCGCTGCCGCTTCGTCATGCCATCACCATGACAGAAATTCCGCGCAGCCTAAGCGACGCACGCAATACAGGGCTCGCGCAAGCCGATTGATTTGCAGCGTATGGCGGCGATTGACGCTTGATTTGCAGCGTATGGCGGCGATTGACGCATCACTCGCCCCTCTTGCGCGGCTTCGGTGGACGCCTGCCCGACGCAAGGTGCTCGGCCATCCACGATTGCAGCTCGCTCTTTACGGCGACCACGCCCGCGAAGGTCTTGTAGACCGGCAGCGATTTTTCGTCGCTCAGATATCGCACGGTGCGCTCGCTGCAACCGCACGTCGTCGCGATTTCTTTCCAGCCTTGCAGATCCCACGGTGTTGCCCTGCTCGCAGTCATAGCCGTCAACCTCCTGTCGAGCGGCACCAGTCCGCGCGACGACATCGCCCGATACAGCTCGAGCAGCCCCTCGCGACGCAGCGTCACGACGTGCCCGACTGGCACCTCGACGCCAAACGCCTGCGACGCGTACGCCGCGATGTCGCTGGCAAGCGGCTCCGCGTACGGGTCGACGTCCTCGTCGCGGCCACGCGGGCTGCCACGCATGGCGATGCGCGTCTTCGGCCGCTGCTGCCGCACGCCCTCGCCGTGACGCGGCTGCGGATGCTGCATCGGTAGCCGCGAGCCCATCACGCCGAGCACCGACCACACGACGACCGCGCGCGCCTGCTCGGCCGATAGCCGCACCTCGACGGGATACGTCGTCAGCGTCCAGCCGTCCGCGAGGCACAGCGCCCACAGCCGCGCGACCGGCGCGATGCGCTCGACTGCCCGCTGCGCTGCGTCTCCCTGCGCGCCACCGCCGCCGCCCCAAGACTGCGCCTCAAACCGCGACGGGTCGCTGGTCGACCGTAGAGGCGCACCGTCGATGCGCGCGGCGTCTAGCGCCCGTAGCGCGCCGAGAACGCCACCGAACGGCGGGCGGCTGCTCTCGCCGCGATTCTCTCGCGCGATGATGGCGAGCGCGACCTTGGTGGCCTCGTGCTGCCGCTTGGCCCGCTCGCGCAGCATGACCGGCGTCAGCGTCTCGACGGGCGGCGCATCGCGATACGGCTGCGCGTCGAGCGCGTCCACCAGCGTCACCTCGCTGACGTGGTCCTCGAGCAGCTGGCGCACGTCTACGCTGAGAGCGCTGCGCTTCACGACGCCTCGCCGGTAGCTGCGGACTTTTGCGCGCGAGGTCTGGACGTTACGCGCGCAGGTCTGGACCTTCGCGGCTTCGCGACGATGACGCGCTCGAGCTCCACGACGCGCACCTCCACGCGGGGCCGCTCGCGGTCGACGTGCGTCGCGACCATCAGCACCGTCACCTGCGAGTCGTCCAGGTACAGCACGCCGTTGAGCGCGTCGAGCACCGTCTTCGCGACGTTGTCGAGATCGCGTCGCCTCTCGTCTGGCAGATACGCCTCGACGTCGACGCGGTAGCGCGCGTGCTTGCTCGGCAGCCACGGCCCGCGTGGTCGCGCGGCAAGCGCGTGCATCCTCACGTTCGCCTGATACTGGCGCTGCTTCGCTGGCGTGAATCGGCGCGCTCCGACGCTGGCCGCGCGCTGCCACGGCACGACCGGCCCCGGCACGACGAAGGTGACGTCCATCATCGCGACCGCCCTCGCAGCTCGCGCTCAGCGTCCTGCGCCTCGTAGTCGGCTCGACGCTGCGCTGCTGCGCGCTCGTACTCCGCACGCGACTCTGCGGCCTCCTCGCTGGTGCGCCCCCAGTGCTTGCGCTGCGACGGCGACCATGTGCGTTCTGACGTCGCGAGCGAAGGATTCAGTGCAATCTGGCAAGCGCCGCACGAGCCAGCGACGAATCCGGGGTGCCGCTTGCACTGCGGCGGTAGCTGACCGGGCATCAGTTCGACGTCCTGTCGGGCCTGATAGACAACTCGACGGTGACGCGCTCGAGCCGCATCGGGCACCAGCGCGGCGGTGTCGTCGGCGGCTCCGTTGCGAGGTCGCTGGACGCGACGACGATGCGGTCATCCGACACGGTGCACGCGTGCTCGATCGTCATCGAGTCGACGCCGCGGATATCGGTGCCGAGGAAAGGGCACGTCAGGCACCCGTCGAAGATGATTAGCTGCATTTGCGTTGCTCCGCTCGCGCTGGCGCTCGACACCGACGATCCGACTCGCGCTGTTGTTTGAGTCGTGCTTGATGCGCGCAATCCTGACCGCAGTATGCCAGTCGGCGCAAGCTCTTGTCGTACGCAAATCGCCTCTGACACTCCGCGCACTTGAGCCGCTTCGGCCCGCGTTGGCTGCGCTGGCGATGCTGCGACGCCGTGATCGACGCTCTCCGCGCGCGATATGCGCAAGCCGGTCCGCAGTAGTCGCAGCGCCGCATTGACACCGGCCGCGTGAATGCGACGCCGCAGCCGACGCATCGTCGCGGCAGCTCGTCGCGATACGGCCCCGGCCAGCACGTCGCCGTTCGCGCTGGTAGCGCCGTCCTCGACTGCGGGCGCAATCCCACGCTGCGTCGTTCGCGCGCGATGCGGTCGTGATCGACGCACGCCTCCGCGCTCGCAGGCCAGTGGCGCATGACGCCGCAGCACGCGCAGCGCTCGAGCTCGACGCCCATCGCGTCGCGCCCTGCTGCCTGCCAGTCGTGCAGCTGCGCCGTCATCGCGCACGCCTCTCGCGCGACGCCGCAGCACGCCTCTCGCGCTGCTTCGCCCAGCGTTCCACCTGCGACGTGCGCGACGCCTCCCACGCGCACAGCGGCCCGCAGAACTCGCAGCGCGTCATCGTCACCGGCCTGCGATACGTCGCCGCGCACCGCCGACACTCGCGCGACGGCTCGCCCTCGCGATACGGCCCTGCCCAGACGCCCGACGACGGCTGCGGCCTCTTGCGCGCGTACGCCTCGCGCTTGCTGCTGCGCTGGATGCCCGCGCGTCGCGCCGACGTGCACGCATCCTCCGCGAGCGGCCAGTGCGCCATGACGCCGCAATACCCGCAGCGGGAGCGCGGCTCACCGAGGTCGCTGCGGCCCTCGTCGTGCCAGGCGTGCCCACTCACGACCGCTGCCTCCGCTGCTGCGCAGTGTTGGCTGCGCGGATATTCTCGGCGCTGCACACGCGGCAGCACGTCTGGAGACGCGGCCACCGACGAGGACGCCGGAACGCCCGCTGACAAGCGCGACACGTCCGCGGCTGCTCCGCGGCGTACGGCCCATCCCACTGGCCCGCGTGCAGGGGCTTCGTCTCGTCCAGCGCGGGGGGCGTGATCTGCGTCCGCACGCACGTCGCGTGAGCCGCGGGCCAGTGCTTGAGGACCGCGCATCGCGAGCACCGCACGCGCTCCTTGCCATCGGGCAGCACGCCATCAGGGTACCACTGGTGCGGCAGCACGTAGCCCGGCAGCGCGTCGTCGTCGTCGTCGTCAAGCATTGATCGCCTCGTGATTGGCGATGCGCTGGCCGATCCACCGCATGACGTTGCAGGCCATGCTGTTGCCGAGCGCCTTGTACCGCGGTCCGTCAGCCGCGGGCTTGCCGCGATAGGCGATTGCCGTCCAGTCGTCAGGAAAACCTTGCAGCCGCTCACACTCGCGCGGCGTCAGGCGACGCACTGCCATCGGCGGCGCAGCGAAAGCAATAGTCGGCGCGCTGCCAAAACGTGTCAACGGATGGCTGGGATCACCATGCTGCGGGTTGCTTCGGTTTGCGATGCTCGTCACCTGGTTCGTGTCAAAGGGGAGTGGTGCTATCGGCGTCCACGACGTCGTTACAAGATCCGTTGCCGGTTTGTAATCTCGCGCGGCGACGGTGCTCGCGACTTCGTCCTCCGTGTAGCGCCCGCTCGCGAGCTGCCGTGCGATTACAGCTTTTTTGCCGCGCTGTGCAGCGCCGTCGCCAGAGCTTCCGGCAATGCTTTCCCGCGACGTGCTGCGCGACGGAGGATTCCCGCGCACCCCCTCGGGCTCAAGTAGTATTGAGGCGGCACTGCGCCAGTCTCCTCCAGAATGTCCGACAACGAAGACACGCCGCCGTCGCTGCGGCACGGCACGAGGGTGTGATTCCACTCGGATGAACTGAGCGTCCAGCACTCGGTAAGCGAACCCGTACCCGAGTTGCGCCAACCCCCCGAGGAAGGCACCAAAGTCCCGTCCTCCGTTGCTTGACAGAACACCGGGCACGTTTTCCCAGACGCACCAGCGAGGCCGGAATTTTTCAAGAATGCCGAGATAGACGAGGGCGAGATTTCCTCGCGGGTCGTCGAGGCCTTTGCGGAGTCCTGCGACTGAGAAGGACTGGCAGGGAGTTCCGCCCACGAGAAGGTCAACTGCTCCTCTTTCAATCGGCCAGTCATGATACGCCTCCATGTTGCCTAGGTTTGGTACTTGAGGGAAGCGCTCAGCTAGAACAGCGCTTGCGAAAGGGTCGATCTCGCTAAACGCGACCGGCACCCAGCCGAGGGCGTGCCAGGCGACCGACGCCGCTTCGATTCCAGAGCAGACGGAGAGGTAACGCATCACGACTGCGCCCCCTGCTGCCGCGCACGATACGCCGCAGCGTGCGCGCGATTGCGGTCGAGCGCGTTGTCGCGCGCGCACATGGGGCCGCAGAACGACATGATCCGAAAACGCTTAGGGTGCCGGAAGCGCGACGCACACCTCGCGCACGTCGACCAGCGGTTCTTCGCGTACGGCCCCTCCCAGTGCGTGCTCGCGCCGTTGGCTTGCACGACCGGCTGCGGAGCCGATGGCGTCGCGTGGATGCGGTAGCGCGCGTTGCAGAGATACGGGCACGCGTCGCGAGCGCCCGCCCAGTGACCGAGCATCCCGCAGCGCGCGCAGCGCAGACGAGGCTCGCCGTCCTCGCGATAGCCGTCAGCAACAAAGCAATGCGCCGTCATCGCGGGCTCTCGTGGATGCGCGCCCGCATCATGGCAGCGGCCAGCCGCGAGCGAATCTCGCGGACGTGTACGCCGCAGCGGTACGCGGCCTCGACGTACAGGTGCTCGTCCAGCGCGCATCCGAGGGATATCTCGCGCGTCAAGACCAGCAGCGCCGTCGTCTGGATGGCGGCGTGGAGCTGGCCGTGGACCTCGTCGTCATGGCACTCGACCACGTCAAGCCACGCCTGCTCGAGAGCAGAGCCAGCAGGGTCGAGCCGTCGTGCAGCATCATCACTCATTGCGTCCTCCCCACCGACGACGGAGCTGCACCAGCACCGGCACCGGCAATCTCTGCTCTCCGACCCCGTCGCCGCCCATCCCGACCCCGAGCGCCGCCCGCCTCCCCACCCACCGGGTGCGAGAGAGCCGAGCAAGACCCCCCTACCCCCCATCGACTTTCGTCGGAGTCCGGTCGTCGGCGCATAGGGCGCTTCGTTTCCGGTCGGGGGGAGGTGTCTTGCTCAGCGTCTCGCACCCGTCGCCGGTATGCTCGGTCGCCTTCGCGAAGCGGTGGAGTCCCTACGTCCACCCAGCCGATTCGAGATCGACTGCCCGCGCCAGTCCTACAATACGGCCCGCGGCCCGTCAACAACTTTTTCATGGCTGGTTGAACTCCGGTCCGTTGCCACGCACCCAGCCGTTCGCGCTAAGCGCGTTGCAGAGCCGTCGCGCCTGCTCAAACGTGATGTGCGTTGTGTCGTAGCCACGCTTCGTCAGCTCACGAGCCTGAGCAGGCGTGCACATTCCCTTCTTGAACCTGACGATTTGCGCGCCGATTACCTGCTGCGCTTGCCGCTTCGACAAGTCTGGTGAACCGATGCCCCATTTCGTGAGGAGCGCGCGCTGCTCGTCGGTCATTCGCACGCCGCCGTCGTATTCGGGAATCGCGAGCGCACCGCCGAACTTGTGCGCGAACGGATCAACTTGTCGGCTCGCGTACCGCGCTTCGGTAAACACCTTCGCGCTGCGCCTGCGAGCCTCCTCCTCCTTGCGCCGCCGCTCGAGCTCCTGTGCTGCGCGCTCGGCTTCCTTGCTCTCGCGCTCAGCCTGCGCGTATGCGCGCTCGAGTGCCATGCCTTGATCAGACAGCTCCTGCATCCGCTCCTGCCACCGCTCAGGCAGCGGGTTCTCGCCCATCAGCACCTCGACCGGGCTGCACAGCTTGTGCGTCGTGCCGACCATGCCGACGAAATCGATCACGAGCAGGTTCTCTTTGCCCTCGTGCTTGCGCGTGCCGCGGCCGATGCACTGGGTCATCAACGCACGCGACTTCGTCGGGCGCGCAAGCGCCACGCAGCTGGTGTGCGGAGCATCAAAACCTTCGGTGAGAACAGCGCAATTCACAAGGAATTGAATCTCCCCCGCCTTGTATTCTTCGATGATTTGATGGCGCACTTCGCTACCCGTCTCGCCGTGCACGACCGCGGCCTTCGCTTTCGTGTATGCGGCCAGCACGTCGACCAGCGCCTTGGCCGTTGCAACCGTGGGCGTGAACACGATCGTCGGGCGTGCCCCAGCTTCGCGCACAAGCGGCCCAGCCATTTCGTGCAACACGCGGTCGTTGTTCATCGCTTGCTCAAGGTCGGCGGCAGTCAGGTCGCCGTTGCGCGAGCGGACGCGCGTAATGTCGAGGTGTTCGACAGCGATCTGCTGCGCGATGATGCTCGTCAGATGGCCGCGCTGAATGCCCTCGTAAATGTCCATGCGATACGCGCACGAATCAAACAACTCTCCGAGGCCGACCTTGTCGAGACGGTCAGGCGTGGCCGTTACGCCGAGCACCTGTGCCGCGTGGAAGTAGTCGAGGATCTTGCGGTAGGTCGCGCTCGTCGCGTGGTGTGCTTCGTCCACGATGATGGTCGTGAAATCCCACGGGTTGAAGCGCTTGAGCCGCTTTGGCATCGATAGCGTCTGCACGCTCGCGACGACGAACGGCTGCGGCATCAGCGACGACGTGTGCTGCCCTGCCATCTCGACGCCGACCTGCGCGTCTGGAATCTGTTTCCGCAGACGTAGCGTGGCCTGCGTGACCAACTCCTCGCGATGCGCAAGAACGAGGACGCGCCCACCGTAACGCGCCTGTCGACGCTTCGCCCATTCGCAGAAAACAACGGTTTTCCCAAGGCCTGTGGCGAGCACGATCAGCGTGGACCGTAGCCCCTTCTCGCCGTGCTCACGCTCGATAGCGGCGACTGCTTCGAGCTGATAATCACGCAGCTTGTCGGTCATCGCGCACCTCGCTTGCCAGTGCGCGCGCTGGCAGCATCCACGCGCCGCTCAAAGTCCTCCGGGCACAGCCAGCCCGACGCGCCGCAGTAATTGCAATAGCTAGGATGCTCGCCGCCCGTGCCGTCGCACTCAGGGCACACGACCCACGGCCGCAGCCGCTCAAGCGAAAGCTCGGCCTGCTTGAGCGCGCGCCCGAGCGCCCACCCGTCGAGGTCGCCGTGGCGCACCAGCGCACCGTCAGTGATGGTCTTCGACGCGCGCGTCAACGCGGCCCGGTGCTGCCCGCCCTGATTCTTCGCGGCGACGATGGTCGCGGCCGTCAGCTCGTATTGCCGCGTCAACAGCGTCCACTTGTGCACGAGACACCGCGGCACCTCGCGCCCCTGATGGTCGCAGAGCACAGACGGCTTCTCGATCTTCGCGGGCGCAGGCTCCGCGGCGACGTCGTCCTCGAGTTCGGCGTCGTAGCCGTCGAAGCCGTCGTCGTCGGCCTTCTCGTCGGCCACCGGCTGAACAGGCGGAATCGGCTTCGCGGGCTGCTGCGCGTCCTCGAAAGCCTTGTCTTTCCGAGCCTTTGCGACTGGCGAATGGCCCGTTGCGACGTGTCCTTTTTCAGTGAGCTTCTTACCGGAACCAGACTCAATCTTGGAAGTGGTAACGGCTTCCACTTCCAGATTTTCCATATTCTGAGCCTGCAATTCGCGGCGAATTGTCGCGGCGAATGGATGGGAGACGCCACAATGCGCAGCGATAGCTCGGTCACCTTTCCCCTTGGATTTTGGATGCCGTAGTGCTGCAATCACAGCCGCGCGCTTATCGGCGTTCGTTCGCGCAAGCCCGCGGTTAGCCCCGCACGCAAGCCATTGCGCGTCTTCGATCGTGCCCTCGCGGATATGCGCGTCGATAGTGCGCTGTCCTCGACGGATTGCGACGGCGTGACGGTGGAAGCCGTCGACCAGCCACAACGAGTTCCCGTCGTCCACGACGTGGATCGGCGGAAATGTCGCACCCGCCTCGGCCGCGTCAAAATACTCGTCCAGCGTGGCCTTGTCATACAGGCTCTCACGAATCTGCGTGCCGCCGTCGAGCCGGATGCGGGTGATGTCGACCGTGACAGCAGCCATCAGACACCTGCCTTTCGAGCGAGCAGGAAGGCGCGACGCAGCCACGCGGACGGCGTCAGGTGATCGGCGGCAGCGACCTCTTCAAGCACGACGCGCTCTTCAGGCGTCATCATCATCGAGAACCGCTCCGTGCGTGGATTCTCCACGCGCCGAGCATCTAGGACAGGATTCCGTCGGCGTGACATATTCAACTCCTTTGCGCGTAAAGCGCGCATCGAACGGGAGTCGTATGCATATCACGTTGCGCTGGTATGTCAACGCGCGAGGATAAGAAAAGGACCAGCAGCTAACACCTCGTGTCGCGGGTAGGGAATCGCGACGGCGTCGAGCTGCTGGTCCGCGTGGTGATTACGCCGACGACGTGCTCAGTGCAAGCGCCAGAACGCGTTGGCTGTCGCGCCGCAGTCGACGCGCCGCCAGCCAAGCCGCAGCGCGCGCGCGAGGTCATCGCCGCTCGCAGCCCCCCAGTGCTCCGCGTCGCAGCGGCCCGGCCCTCCGCGCTGGACGGCGACGAGGGCGCGCTGGTAGAGCCGCTGCAAGCGCGGCGTGCCACCCTCTGGCAGCGCGCGTATGCGGGCCTGCCGCAGCGATGGACGCGACGCGCGGTGCACGGCGCAATAGCGGCGCGCCATCGTCGCAATGCTCATCTCGCCTCGAGCAGCGCGACGCTCAAGCACGTCGAGGATGGCGGGCCAGTCCTCCGCGCGCGAGCTCTCCGCGACGAGGCAGCGCGCGACGTCGGCGGCGTCCTGCGACGCAGCAGCCGGCGGGTCTTGCGCCTGCGCGGTGTCGCACGCGGAGCAGCTGCCGAAGCCGAGCACGCACAGCAGCGCGCCGAGCACGATGTCATCGAGGATGCGGGTCACGCGTCACCTCCGCGCCCGGTCATGCGTGGCAGACCATCATCGGAGGCATCGCGATGAGCCCGCCAGGAGGGCAGCGAGATATCGTCGTCCGCGCGCGTGCTGAGCAGCGCGGCGATGGCAGCGTCACGCAGCGCGCCGACGACGAGGCGAGCAGCGAGACGCGCCTCGCGGACGTGCGCGACGGCGAGGTCGAGGAGAAGCGAGCGGCGACGGTGCGGGCTCATGGCGCGTCCTCCACGACGACGCGCGATTCGCCGGCGACGTCGGCCAGCTCCTCGACGGACGGCTCCTCGAGGCGGGCCAGCGCGGCGCGGATGCGGTCCAGCGTGTCAGTGCGCGACGAGGGCGGCGCGGCGACGGGCTGCTCGAGCGGCTCCTCGACGGGCGCGGCCTCGATAGCTGGCGCGACCTCCAACGGCACGCGTGCGTGGCGCTTGCGCGGCGGCGTCGCGACGATGACGGCGTCAGGCGCGACGACTTTGCGCGGCCTGCCGCGCTTGCGCTTGACGGGCTCGTCGCTGGCGGGAACGACCTCGACGGGCGCGACGATCGCCACGCGCTCGCGGGCTCGAGGACGGCGCGACGGCAGGCGAGCGCCACCAGGACGACGCGACTCGATCAGCGCGATAACGTAACGCGACAGCGACTCGTCGGCGGCGTCGGCGAGCTGGCGCAGCAGCTCGTGCGTAGGCAGCGGTAGACGGACAAAGAGCGCGGGCAGTTGCACGGACGGCGGTTTGGTCATGCAACACCCGCTAGCAGACTGTCTAGATAGGCGCAAGGAAATAGCGTGCGACGCGTGCGAATAAATATTTGCGGCGCGCGTCGAATTATTGTTGCACGCTAGACAGCCCGGATATATATATCGGGAGTCAGCGGCGCACGGGGCGACGCGGCACACAGAGAGTGAAGACGATGACGACCACGACGACCACGAGCGGCCTGAGCATCATTACCGAGCAGGTCCCGGTCTACCAGCACCATCAGGACATTTACGAGCAGTCGGAGATGATGACGGCGAGCTTCGGCCTCTCCGACAGCCGTGGCCGACAGGTTGGCTATCAGGTCAGCATCAGCAGGTTTCGCAAGGAGCCGCTGACCGGCGGGCTGCTTGAGCAGCACCTCGCCACGCGCGCGCCCGTCGCCGTGCGAGGCAAGTGGCGAGTTCTCCCGCATGGGCTGCGCGATGGCAAGCCGTACGGCTCGCACCCGCTCTCGAATCCGCAGGCGATCGAGTCGTACTACACGCGCGCGGAGGCCATTGCGGCGGCGCGCGGGCACATCGCGCGGGCTTACCAGCGCGCGGTCAAGTCGCAGGTCAAGTGACGGTGAGCGGGGCGCGCAGTAAAATGCGCGCCCTGTCGTTTTATTTCTTGACGGCTATCAAGACAGGGCGTAGATATAGGGAGTCGACGGCGAGGGGCCGCGACGCAACAAAGAGTGAGGACACCATGACGACCACGACGAACACGATCAGCCTCTACGCCACGACCTACCACGACGACGGGAGCGTCACCGTCTGGGACGTGTACCGGCAGCGGTGGCTCACGACCACGCACGTCCGCGACGAGGTGCTGGCTTCCTTGTCGGCCGAGGAGCGGGAGCGCGTGACCAATCACCTCGCGTGGACGCACGACGACGCCTGATCGCGACGATTTATCTTGACGGCTGCTAGCGCTTAGCGTAGAACCACAACGTCGACGGCGCGTTGCCGTCGCAGCACAGAGAGTGAGGACGACATGACGATTAGCTACCAGATCACCGCGCGCGATACCGGCCACTGCCTCGGCGTTTACGAGGGCTGCACCCCGGCAGACGCCATCGAGGCCATGCACATCGCGGCAGGCTACGCGGGCAGCGGCGAGGCTGCCGCCGTGCTGGAGACGACCGTCGAGGCGCTGCGCGCGCAGCTCGACGTGCGCGAGGTCCGCATCGCCACGGATGACGACGTCGCGCACGTCGTGGACGTGATGCTGGCCGACGATTGCGCCGCGATGATCGCGCAGTTCCGGCCCGTCACCGAGGCCAACGCGTGCCGCGCGCTGCTCGCGGGCTGCACCGAGGCGGGCTACGTGTCGTGCGACTGGTCCGACCGCGCTATCAGCGACGAACTCGCAGGCCGCGGTTTTGCGGACGACCTCGACAGCATTGACCGCGTCCGCGACGCGTACGTCGCGCAGCTTGTCGCGGACGCCGCCAGCGAGGCCGACGTCGAGGCGATGATCGCGGACCTCGAGGTGGCGTCGTGAGCGTGGCCGACGCACTGCGCTACGGCGAGTTCCCCGCGGGCTTCGGCGTGGCCATCGGCAGCGCGCACGCTGGATGCGCCGCTGCGGTGGCGGCTGCGCGCGAGGCGTGGCGCGACGGCGGCAGCGACACCGCGTATCTGCGCGCGACGCTGGACGCGATCACCGACGCAGAGCGCGCCCTCGCTGCTGCTTGCGCCGACGTCCGCGGGCGCTCGATGACGGAGGCCGCGCACGCCATCGCAGGCGCGTATGAGCTGCGGGCGCACGAGCGTCAATGCCGCGCAGATATCACGGAGGCGCGACGCCTGCGTGCTCGCGACGCTGTCGGCCCCGTCGTCTGCGAGCGCGTCGACGCCGTACACGCGGCCACGCAGCAGCGCATCGACGCGGCGCGCGACGCGTACCTCGCAGGCGGCGAGCAGCGCGCCTACCGCGAGGCGCTGTTTGCCGCGCACCGCGAGGCACAGCGCGAACTCGACGTCGTCCTCGCCGCGCACGGTGACGGCGCGTGGGCGGCAGCCGATCAGCGGCGGCTTGACGCGTTCCTGGCTCGCGCCAGCGAGGACTACCGGCAGCGGTACATTGCGGAGCGCGACGCACGGCGCGCAGCGGGCGAGCGCTACTAACACAAACCAAACACGACACAAAGTAACAGAACACGCGAGGACACCATGACGACGATGACGATGACGATGGGCGAGATGATGGATGCGACGATGAGCGAGCTTGGCCTGCGTGCGGTGCGTGCGTACCGCAGCAGCGCGAAGAGCGCGGCCGTGGACGCGTGGATCGTCGACGTGACGACCGAGACGTCGATCACGGGCACCGGCACCGGCGCGACCTTCGAGGCGGCGTTGGCCTCCGCGGTCGAGAGCACCCGCCAGTCCGCCGGCCGCATCCACTACCTCGCGCAGCGCGACGGGGCCGTCTGATGCGCGCGCCGGGCAACCCGCACGGCGGGCTCGTCGCCGCGCTCGTCGCGCTCCGCGAGGGCTGCGCGTGCCCTGCGTGCTGCCAGCTGCGGCGGCGCATCGCTGCGGCTGGGAGGCCGTCGTGATGGCGCGCTACTGGGTGCGCGTTCGCGCGGAGTACGTCGTGCCCGTGCTCGCGACGTCGCGCGAGGATGCGCTGGGGCTGGACGAGGGCGATCTCGTGGACGAGCTGACGCCCGAGTCGCTGTACTCGTGCGAGATCATCGGCGCGGTGCCCGACAGCGAGCGGCACGCGTGGCCGACTGCTGCGGCGACTCTCGACGTCGCGGAGGTCGGCATCGCCGCGCGCGACGACGCGGACCTGAGCGTCGCCATGCTCGAGGTGGGCGAGCGTATCCGCGCGCAGTTCCGCGGCGTCAGCATGAGCAGCGACGAGTTGCGGTCGCTGGTGAGTCGTGCTATCGCCGCGATGAGCCAGCAGGTCGCGGAGTCGGTACTGGGAGCCGACGCTGATGACCGGTGGGCGCGCCTGCCGCGACTGGCAGAGCGCATCAGGATGAGCGCGGACAGCAGTGCTCGCGCCTATTGCAAGTGGAGGACGCAATCATGAGTGAAATCAAAGTCGCTGGTCTGGATATGGTGTCGTCGTTGGCTGACGTGCTGCGGCTCGCGGAGACGCTGGCCGCTGCTCGAGGTGGGTTTATCCCCGATCACTTCAAGTCGCCGGCACAGGTCGCCGCCGTCATCCTCGCAGGCCGCGAGCTGGGCGTCGGGCCGATGGCGAGCCTGCGCAGCTTCTACTTGGTGAATGGCAAGCTGGGCATGGACGCGTCGTTCGTCAGCGGCCGGATGCTCGCGCACGGCATCGGCCTTGAGTGGCTGCGCGACGAAGACGAGTGCGCCAGCGTGCGCCTGACGCGTCCTGGATGCGCGCCGTACGTCTCGACGTTCACGCGCGCCGACGCCGAGCGTGCGGGCCTCTGGGGCAGCGCGACGTGGAGGAAGTACCCGCGCGCGATGCTGCGCGCGAGGGCCATCACGGCGGGTGCTCGAGCGTACGCCGCCGACGCGTTCTCCGGCAGCGTCTACACGCGCGAGGAGCTGTCCTCAACGTCGCACGACGAGGAGCCGCGCGTCGAGCACGTCGCCGTCGTGGAGGGCGTGCCCGCGACGCAGCCGCTCGAGGACGGCGCTGAGCGCATCGTCGCGGCACTCGACGTCGCCAGCACCGACGTCGAGCTCACGCAGCTGCGGGCCGAGCTTGTCGCGCCTGCGTGGGCGTCGCTGAGCGCGGCGGGGCGCGAGCGCGTGAGCGCGGCTGGCAAGGCCGCGAAGGCGCGCATCGATGACGCAAGGCGCGCGATTATCGCGCGGATGAACGCAGACCGCGAGAGCGGAGAAGACGAGGCAATGTGAGCAGCGATATCAACACGATCACGGTGACGGGCCGCTGTACGCGCGACGCGGAAGTGCGCGAGGTGCGCAACGGCGACAAGGTCTGCAACGTCGCGATTGCGTGCAACGGCTACAAGAAGGACGAGCCGCCGACGTACTTCGACCTCGTCATTTGGGGTAAGAAGTCCGGTGTTGCGCCGTTCCTGAAGAAGGGGCAAGCGGTCGGCGTCACGGGCCGATTCTCGCTGCGCCAGTTTGAGAAGAAGGACGGCAGCAGGGGCACCGCGCCTGAGATCACCGTCACCGAGATTGCGTTGGTCGGTGGCAAGCGCGAGGCCAGCGACGGCCCCATCGTGGAGCGTCGCGGCAAGCCTGCGGGCGGCTGGGATGACGGCGGCAACGATGACCTGCCGTTCTGACGACGCCGAGCAGCTCGCGTTGCGCGCAGTGACCGTCGAGCGCGACGCACTGCGCGCGGAGGTCGAGGCCGCACGCGCTGCGCTGGGAGCGGCGTGGTGCGGAGGCACGCTCGCGGAGGGCATCGCGCGGAAGTGCGCGTGGTTGGAAGCGCTGGCGAATGAGGAGACACGATGAGCGACGACGATATCCACTCATGCGGCCCGACGTGCAGCCGCGCAGGCTGCGTGCAGGCGCGGGAGGACGCGCACGCGCTGATCGTCAAGCACGGCACGCACAGTGGCGCGGTCTACGAGACGCTGTACGCGGTGCAGCACGGCGACCTCGACCTCGAGGAGGCATCGCGCGTCATCGACGCCATCTGCGACGCGCGCGTCGGTGGAATGGCTGCGGACCAAGCGCTCGTCGTGCGCGCCATGCGCGACGGCCGCTCGACCATTCACTGGCGAGCGGACGAGTCGGCGGCGACGGCGCTTATCCGCGAGCGCGACCAGCTGGCGGCGAAGGTCGAGAAGCTGCACGCGCGGCTGCGTGAGGCGGGGCGATGACGTCGCTGATGCTGCCGGGTATCGACGTGCTGCCTGCGCCGCAGACCCGGCAGCGCGCGCTCAGCCAGTGGTGGACGCCGCCGACACTCGCGCGGCGCTTCGCTGAGTGGGCGCTCGACGGCCTGCGCTTTCCGAGCGTCGTGGAGCCGTCCGCGGGCGACGGTGCGCTTGTGCGCGCCATCCTTGAGGCGCGGCCGCTTGCGCGTATCATGGCCATTGAGATTGACCCGCACTGGGTGAGCGTGCTGCGCGAGCGTCACGACCACGAACTCGCAGCCGTCGTGGAGGACGACTACCTGCGCAGGGCCATGCACGAGGTCGCGGCTGTCGTCATGAATCCGCCGTACGAGAACGGACTTGACGGGCGATTTCTTGCGCACGCGATGACGCACGCTGACCGCGTCGCGGCACTCGTCCGCGTCAACGCGCTCACGGGTCAAGAGCGGCACGCGCAGGTTTGGTCGAGCGTCGGCAAGGACTGGCAGCTCGACGGCCTCGCGTACATGGCGCGGCGTCCGCAGTTCAGCGCGGCAGGCATCGATGTCGGCCACGCTCAGCACGACTTCTGCGCAGTGCGGCTCGTGCGGACGACGAAGCGACGGAAGTGTGAGGTGCAGTGGTGGACGTGAGAGACGTGCGCCGCATCGCTATCGGCGTGCTCGCCGTCGCGCTGCGCGAGCAGAAGGCCCGAGTGGCTGCGCTGCGCGCCGAGCACGGCCGCACGTCGCGGCAGGCTAAGCAGGCCGTGCTGCGGCTCGACGAGATGCGCGCAGCGCACGAAGCGCTGAGCGGCGATCAGTCCAGCGAGCGCACGGCGAGGATGCTGCTCGGTGAGCTCGTGCGCGCGATCGACAGCGGCGAGGACACGGCGAGCACGCTGTGGATTGCGCGCGACTATCTTGGAAGGGAGCAGCCTGATGACCGAGCATGACCAGATCGCAGAACTCATCCAGCAGCTGGGCCTCGTGCGCGCAGAGCTGCGCCGCTGCGAGGTGCAGCGCGACGACACGGCGACGACGCTGCGCCGCGTGCAGGCCGAGCTGCGCCAAGCGCTCGACGGGCGCGAGCGGGAGTACCACCGCGCCGAGGAAGCGCTCGAGCAGGCCGCAGCGCTGCGCGACCAGTTGGCGAAGCTGTCGCCATGACTGCGGCGCGCGACGTGTTCCGCGCGGCTGGTATGCCCGCGCAGGACGGCTGCGAGGACACGGCCGCAGCGTGCGTCGTCTGCGCGCGCGAGTGGCCGAGGACGGCGCTCTACAAGCGCTGGCAGGGCGCGTCGTTTACTGACCAAAACAAGCTCTACGGGCATGGCCTCAGCGACCGCATCTGCGAGCCGTGCATCTATGCGCATTCGTGGGTGCAGCCGCCTGGATACCCGCCAGCGGAGCCCGGCAAGAAGGGTGTCAATCTACGGCTGTTCTCTCACCTCCACGACGAGCGCGGCTACGTCTATGCGAACAAGGGAAGCAAGCCTTTGATTCGCGACTGGCTGCGCGCACCGAAGGTCGGCGCGTGGTGGGCTGCTATCGCAGACAGCGGTCAGAAACACGTCCTCCCGTGGGTGCGTGTCAATGCGCCTCGTCATCGCGGCGCAGGCGTCGTGCGGCTCGAGCAGCGCGATGTCGAGATCGGAGATTGGGCACTGGTGGACGTGATGACGGCCGCATTGACCGCGGGCGTCACGAAGGCCGATATCGAGACAGGCCAATACACCGCGAGGTCGTGGCAGCTGGCCGAGGAGTTGGTGCGCCGGTTAGAGCGCGAGCACGGGCACGCGCGCGGCGGTGGATGGTGGGAGTTGGCGCTGTGGTTGTCGCAGCGCGACGAGGTCGCAGCAGCAGAGCGCATGGCGCTGGAAAAGGAGACGCGAGATGCACGACGAGCAAAAAGCGGACGTGGTCAGGGACGCAGCGGTGGCGCTATTGATGGAAGTGCGAGCGGAGTATCTGGCGAACGGAGCGAATCCGCTCAAGCACTGGGACCAGCTACAGGACAGGTTGGCAGCAGCGATGAGGACGAGCGGCAGCGCGGAGCAACTGGTGACGGCGTTCCGCAAAGGACTGAATCTCAGCTCGCCCAACTCAGCCTCTTCTAACGCGATGACGACGCTCGTCGGCGCGATGGACGCCGACCCCATGCTGTGGATCGGACTGCTCGAGAGCGAGCTGG